CTTCTTTCCAGTTACGGCGAATTGCCAGAATCTCGTTCGTGCCACGCAGCATTGTGACTACGTATGGCAGCGCGATACCTGTTAGTTCGCCATCTTCATCCTTATCTTCAAACCCCGGCAGGTTGTAATCAATCTGCACTTCGCAAATCTGGTACCGGTCGTCATCGGTCAGGCTGTAGCCTTGTTCATCGGCTTTCTTTTTTTCAACGTCCGTGTACGTGCGAACGGGCTCACCCAGTTCTACATCACGGTAAAAGCCCGCAACTTGGAGCTTCTTCACATCGTTTTCGGTTTTGCGCATCACGTGGGTCACACGTTCTGCCGTCCGAGCGCCGCTTGAACCGTAAGGAATGATGATGTCTTCGGCCGGAATAAACACCGCCGTCTGACGGCCCAGTCCCGGGTCGTAATACACCTTCTTAAATGCAGAGCCAGCCAAGCCAAGGTTAAACAGCATGCGCTCATGCTCGGGGCGGTACTCAGGCATCACCTCGGTCAACTGGAAGTTCATGTCTTCCTTGACCCGCTCGGCTGCATCTTCCTTGTCTTTGGTGATGGCGCCGATGATTTCTGTCTTTACCGGGCCTTGAGCCGGGAAAGTTTCAATAATCGTTTCGCTTTGGAACCGCACCGCTGCTTCGGTGAGGATGGTGGAGTACACGCCACATGCCCCGTTCCACGGCTCAGTGCGTTCTTCGTACTTCATGCCAAGGACTTCGAGTCCTTTGACGAACATTTCTGTCCAGTCTTTGCGGCTGGCAATGTCCGCTTCAATCATCCCCATGATGTCCGAGCCAACTTTTTCTAGTTCGCTCTCATCCATGTGTTCGGCCAAGTTTGAATCAAACTCGACTGCTTCGCCGTCTTTCCCCAAATCAGGCATCAGGTCAATTTCGACCCCATCAATACCAATCTTTACGCCTTCGGGGTTTTCAATTTCAATTTCTACGGCCGGGGATTCCTCAACAACATCCAAACCCGTGGGGGCGGAGTAGAGGGCTTTGTCCATATTAGTAGCCATGGCTTGCCTTTAGTAAAAAGCGGCCCTGCGCCGGAAAAATCGCGGCTCGTCGGGCTCATCAGTTTCAAGGCGGAGGAATCCACCCTGCCGAAATCTTATCAACGCTTGGCTGCTGGAGTCCACCAAGTCGTCATGCGCCGCATTAGGGAACGACGCCATCTGATCCATTACTTCATTTGCCCATCTGGTGTCTGGAGCCCACACTTTACCGCTTCTGAACAGGTCTGCAACAGAATTTAGGCGAACAATCTTGTCATTTCCCCTCGTCGGGGTGAATTCTTGAACTGGAATTCCCATCCTTCTCAGCTCAAAAACCAGCGGCGCACCGGCAGCTTTTGCTTCCACAATGAACGCATCAGGCTCCCACTCCTTGTAATGGGCCACGGCTTTGTCTTTTAGCTCCGGAAACTCCATCCGTTTCTGAAAAGCGTCCAGCAGGATGATATTTACGTCGTTCGGGTCTTCGTTGAGGTTAAAAACGCCCCAAGTCGTGCAAGCATTGAAGTCAGACCGCTCGGTTTTCGTAAAAGCCGTGTCCCAAGACTGGATGATGTACTCGCAATTCGGCGGGTCGTCGTGCTCCCAGACCTTCCACCACTCCCTTTTAACAATGGCACCCTCTTCTCCCGTGGGTGTCTGCTGGTACTGGGCGTTCCACTTACTCGGGGGCAGTTCCGCCTTCAGGTCTTCCAGCAGATTTATGGGCCAAAACTCAGGCCAGAGCGGATTTCCCGACGGCAAAATCGCCGGAAACTCAATTACCCTCCACTCGTCCTCTTTCCCCCGCTCGGCAGAATCCTGTAAAACTCTACCGATCAGGTCCCTGTCCGACCACCTCGTCGCAATAATGATGATCGCCCCGTTAGGCTGGAGTCGCTGACGGGGGCCAGAGGTGTACCACTCATAAGTGGAATCATAAATAGCCGGGTTATGGGCGGCTAAGGTCGCCTCTTGCTCCGAATGCGGGTCGTCAATGATGACCACATCCGCACCCCGCCCGGTCATCGTCCCGCCAACACCAATAGCAAAGTACTCCCCCCGCTCATTTACAGCCCAACGACCGGCAGACTTGGAATCCTGCCTCAGCCGAACGTCCGGAAATACCTCGTGGTACTGCTCTGAGTCAACAAGGTTCCTGACCTTCCGTCCAAAACCCACGGCCAGTTCAGACGTATTTGAAGACTGCATCACCTTCTTGTCAGGGAATTTTCCGAGAAACCAAGCCGGGAACAGGTACGAACCAAACTCAGACTTCGTGTGCCGAGGCGGCATGCTAATAGCCAGCCGCTTAATCTTCCCAGCAGCTACATCCTCAAACGCTTTCGCCACAACAGCATGGTGCCGACCAGAAACAAACCCCGGCCACATCTTCTTCACAAACTTCAAGAACGACTTCTGGCACTTCTCCCTCTGGTCAGCTAGCTTCAGGTCGCCAATCCGATGCGCAAACTTCTCAAACTCGGCATCAGACATCCGGCTAATCAGTTCTTCTAACTTCATTCCAGATTCCTGAAGTTAATGTACACAGGCCGAATCGTCCGCCCCGCCCCCTCCAGCTTCTTAATCACCCCCAGCTTCACCAGCCTCTTCACAATCTTCTGCACATTCCCCAAACCCGTCCGCCCAGTCACATAGGCTATCTCCCTCACCGTCGGCGAGTACCCAAACTTCTTCCACCACTCATCAATAGCCAAAAATACTTCCTTCTGCGCCGGACTCATCTCCATCTCCATACACTCAGCCTCACCCAAATCCCCCCTCCGAGGCCGCATTTCCCCAATCTCAATCCTCTTCATCGACTTATCCACAGAAATCTGTGGATAACGTTATCCACAGAACCCCTGTGCATAACCCCCTAAAACCTGTGGATAACCCATTTTTTGTCTCACAGAAACAACAAAGCATTGAAACGTTTCAATAGTTTGAGGGGTATGCTTAAATTTTAAGCAGCGCACTATATGCCCACATAAACGTTTAGGTACCATCACCCGGGGGGTCTTCCTGTGCCGAGGGGGTGGGGTCTTCTGGCTGGGAAATTTCGGGAACGGAGGGAGATGGTTCTAAAGACGAACGTTCGTCGGGAATAGTATGTATATCCGCTGCCGGAGTCCCTTCGCGCGCTTGGGGGGTGCCGGGTGGGTGGGGTCCGTCGGTGGCCGGATTTCCGGCAAGCTCTGCCAGCAACGAATCCGCCGCGTGGTCGATCACTTGCGCATCCTCGGCCTGCGCCTGCACCAGCTCGCGCAACTGGGCCATGATGGTTTGCCGGGCATCTTCGCTGCTGCTAATCGTTCGCACTTCTTTCCGCTCGGTGAATGCGGCCACTTCGGTTACGCTGCCCAAAACTTTCGCCGCGTTGATAACTTGGCCGGGCTTTGCATCCGGGTCCGTAATGACTTGGACCAACGAATTAATGACCAAAGCGCGCAAAGCTGAGGGGGATTGATATTCCTGCGCCCTTATTGCCCGTTCTATGGCTTCGATCTCCGCTTTGATTCTGTCGTCGGCTTTTAGGCGGCTTGCATTGTCCCCGATGGTTTTGGCTTTGCCCCCGGCTTTGTAGGCTTTGCGGTAAGCATCTGCGCCTGTGCTTCCCTTTGCCACTTCCAGCGCGAAACGTTTTTGTCGTGGGGTCAATTCCCGGGAAACGTGCTTTCCGAGTATTTGATCCATGGGGACTGTCTCTAGTGCTTCCTGTAATTGTTTACGGGATAGCTTAGGGGGTTTCATACTGAGCTGATGCCCTTCGGGCTTGATTAACTCCCGCCGATTATGGGGGAACAAAAGCGAAACTGCAACCCGGCCCCAAAACCGCCCCATTGATTACCGCTATCGGCCCCGCCAGCGCCATTGAAAACTTTCATTTGACGCATGCATCCTAGCAGGTAGACTGCGGAGCGTGCTGACTGTTAGCACGCCACACGGAGAGCCTATGACACCCGAAGAACTCAAGGGCTACAACGCCGCCGCCCTCGGCGAGCCGTTCGACCCGAATCAGTCCGCGCAATGGCGCGCGGGATGGCGCAAGTATCAGGACGATATGACGCGCAGCGAATCAGCCCGTTTCATCTAACCCGGAGCCAACATGCAAACCCTTACCCTGAAGGACCATCCCGAAGCCCTGCGCGTTATCCGTGCCGCTGCGCCGGATTACCGCAAGCACAAGGCCATCCTGCGCGTGCGCCCGGCCGTGGCGCTTTCCGGCACCTATTGGGACGGCGGCAGCCGCTCGACCTATACCGCAGTCAATTTGCAAACCATGCGCGCCAGCGCCGCAGATCAATTTGACCCGCCGCAATTCGGAGGCCCGGCCACCGCGCCGGAAGTTTCCATTCCCGAAGGCGTCGCCATTGTGCAAACCGGTTTTTTCTGCGGCAAGACCGCCACGGCCATTATTTATATCAACCCGGCAAACGCTGCAAAGCTGCTGCCCGCTGGAGCTTGACCATGCGCCACCTATACGAAACCACCCGCCGCGCTTACCGCGCTTCCTGCCGGGTTTCCCTGCTGCAACCCGGTGCTATCGAAGCCCGGACCGCCGCGCTTCGCGCCCTTCAAGCCGTTACCGGCAAGCTGGAGGACTGCCGCCCGGCGCCCATGCACTACCAACAAAGCGAAAACCGCGCCGGGGTTTACCGCTGGCACGTCTGGGCCGCTTGCACCCGTTTTCTGCGCAACCACTAAGGACCCGACCATGAAAGCAAGTGAAGCCCGCGCCCTGCTGCGCCATTGGCATGCAACCGCCATGCCCGTTTTTGACGTATCCGCACGGGGCCGCGTTTACCGCGTGCTGGCCGATAACCCGGCCGGGGCCATCCGGCGCGGCATCGAGCTATACGCCGCCGAATTTGGCCCCATCGTGCCCACCACCCATTGGACTGTTCGCAAGCTTACCCACACGAAAGGATGAAACCATGCCCCGCATATCTAACGCCCTATACGCCCGAGGCTATTCCCGCGAATACGCCGACAACGTGGAAGCCGACCGGCTCGACCGCGCCCGGGAGGATGAAAAAGACCGCCAGCTTGAAGCATCCGCCCGCCTACGGGATGCCGCGCCCGATCTACTCGCCGCCCTTGAAGACATAGCAAATTTTGACGACAGAGCCTGTCACGAAAACGGGTTTGGTTTTGTAATGCGCGATATTGCCCGCGATGCAATCGCAAAAGCCACCGGAGAAACATCATGGAAATGAAACAAGTAGCTATTGCCGTTTTCAACGATCAAACCACCGAAGCCGCCCGCGCTGACGCGCTGGCTCACTTTGTTGCCGGGGCAAATTGGGATGCGGCCGTGCACCAGCTGCTGCCGACCATATTTGCCGAGCTTCGCAAACCCATATACGCCGGCGTCACGTTTGACGAAACAGCGTGGACAGCCGCCGCCGAAGCGCTCGAAATGCAATATCAACACGCCCTTGACGCAAAAGCCGCCAACTAAGGAAAACCAACCATGAAAACCTATGCTTGCATTGTGACCATCGATATTGACGACGAGGACGGATACGACCACCCCGCCAAATGGCAATGGGACGAGCTTATTGGCGACGGCGTGCGCGCCGTGACTGTCCACGACGTTACCGAAAGCCCGGTGGAGCGCGTCCGACTGACCGCAGAAGGCGACGAGGTGATTGCATGACACCAACCGATATGCACACACTCGCCGCCTCGCTGGCCACCGGACCGCGCCCGTCCGTTTACCAGCGCCACGGATACGCCAACCGCCGCGAATACTTGGAAAGCTTGTGCGACGAATACCCGCGCAGCTTTGTATACGCACTCGCGGACCTATACGGGCCGACCGAGGATTTCGACGGGCTTATTACCGGCCTCGAAGATGCCGCCGATACGGGGGAATTCTGACCATGGCCGCCCGCGTCGTTTTCCTGCTGGCGCTGATCGCGGCCGCCGTGGCCGCTTTCAACGCAACCCGCCCCTACAACTGCACCACCGACACCGAGTGCGAAGCCGAAGCCGCCGCCCGGTGCCTGTTTTTTTGCGAAAGATAAACCCATGAGCTACGAATTCACGAATCAAAAGCAACTCCGCGCCGCCTTTTGGGAAGCGCACCCGGGCCTGCCGCGCCGCCGCTACCGGTACGCATGGACGCAAGCCGACAAGACCGCCGAGCTTGTGTATCCGACCGATACCCGCGTGGCTTTCGTGGACTGGCTCGACGCCATGCACCGCGACGGCCGTATTTCCGAATCCCTCGCCAACCGCGCCACCCTTTGAAAGCAAACCCATGAAACCCCTGCACACTTCCCCGCTCGCCGCCGCCGTTGACCGCTTGGGCCTGCTGCGCGCCGAGCTTGAGAGCGCCGGGCTCGACCACATCGAGGGCCATCTATACCGCGTGACCATCACGCAATGCGCCGGTCCAACCCGCACCGACTGGCGCGCTATTGCGCAACGTTTCAACCCGTCCGCGCAGCTCATCCGGGCGCATACCACCACCGGCGCCGAATCTGTGCGCCTGAACGTCACCGCGAGGGCTTGACCATGCGCTACTCATTCACCTATGCATCGGCCAACCGCAAGACCGGGCCGATACCGACCACCAACACCGAGCGCGCAAGCTGCCCGCCTAGCTGCCCGCACTACCGGCAGGACTGCTACGCTGAGGATTTTTTCACCCGCATACATTGGAACAAGCTCGACGCGCGCGGGCTCAGCTTGGAACAACTGACGAGAGCGATTAACACGCTACCCAAGGGGCAGCTATGGCGCCACAACGTGGCCGGAGATTTGCCCGGGGAAGGGGAAACCATCGACGCCGCCGCCCTCGGGGAGATTGTCCGGGCTAATCGCGGGCGCCGTGGGTTTACCTACACGCACAAGAAAAGCCCCGAGGCCATCCGCTGGGTTCGCGCCGCGAATGAATGGGGCTTTACTGTCAACCTATCGGCCGACGATGCAGGCGAAGCCGACCGGCTCGCCGCGCATGGTTTGCCCGTGGTTTGTATCGTCCCGATGGACACGCCGAAGCACTCGACCACGCCCGAAGGCCGGGAGATTCTCGTATGCCCCGCCCAGACTGTGGAGCATATGACTTGCGCATTGTGCGGGCTATGCCAGCGTACCGACCGCCGCCAGATCATCGGGTTTCGCGCACATGGTACGCGCGCCCGCGTCACCGACCACCGCGCCCGCCGCGTCATTCCAATTTCAAGAGGGTAAAAACATGATCGAAGTGAGCGAGAAATATCTTTCCTTCCGAGGCGATACCGAGTACGCCATGCGGATAGTCAATAGCCTGCGCGAAGCATATGGGCACAACGATATGCCCAAGATGCTAAACGACTTTGTGTTTGGCATTGAAGTGGCGTTGCAAAACGTCGGCCTGTTGGATGAAAGTTTTAACGTGATCGGAGACAACAAATGAGACTCGACGAAATACAAACCGCGCTGTTCGCAGCATACGACATGCGAAACGGCCTCGACCCCGAAATACTCGCGCAACCGCACGATGACAAGGACAGCGACACCTTCGGGTTCCTGTTGGAAATCATCATCGAAGAACTGGAATCGCTTGAGCAAGAAATGGAAGGGGACGAGGAATGAAAACGTCAGAACTGACCCGCTCCGCCCTTGATTGGGCCGTTGCTCAAGCCAACGGAGATACAGACCTTGATTGGTTTGTTTATGAAGGTGAGTTTTACTTTGGCTCCGGGCCGTCCGATCCCGCGCCCGTTGCCTTCATGCCGTCCCGTAACTGGTTCGATGGTGGCCCAATCATCGAGCGGGAACGCATCACTATTGAATGGCTGCGCTGGGATGATAAAGATTGCGCTCTCGGCGTATGGGGCGCGCAAAAGTTGGAGATAGGGCGCACCTATCAAGAGGGATTCAGCCCACTTCAGGCAGCAATGCGGTGCTACGTTGCCAGCGCGCTAGGCGACGAGATAGATACGCCCGAGGGCTTATGACTTGGCCGTTTCCCCCGTGGCCGAACCCGCTAGACCGACCGGGACGGCCACCGCCGCCGCCTTTCGAGGACGCCCCATTCTGAAACAGCGAGAACAACCCATGACACAAACCGAAATCGAAACACTTGCACAAGAGGCTATCGACGCCGCCGCACGCCACATTCAGGACAAGCTGGACGCCCCGTCCGGGGATATAGCTGGCTTGTTTTTTATCGGCGAGACTCTTGACATCACGACCCAAATTTTTGCCGACTACATCCGCCAAGAAATATGTTTCCGAACCAACACCACCCGCTGACCGACGCCTACATCCGATCGGCCACCATCCACACCCACGACGCTATGCGTGAGGCATCGAGACTAATTGCCGTGCTAGAAGGGGCGACCGACGCCACGACCCGGGCGCAATGCAAGCTGGCCGCCGAGGTGCTGATCGAGCGCAAGTTGACGCGACCGCCGACGACGCTATGATGGGCCAATGACGCCCCACAAAACCCTGTTTTCTATCCACTTGATCGAGGACGAGACGGGCTGCATTCGCGTGCTGGCCGAGTCGGTCGGCATCGGGCCTAACTCATACGAGCTAGGCATTGAGATACTCGCCAACCTAAAGCTGGTCGAGGCCGAGAACCCGGGCGCGGTTTATGTGGCGCCCTTCACCTATTCGGAATTCCGGCAGTAGTCATCGCCTTATGCAGCGCCATCGCTGACTTGAAGAGGCCGAGAGACTTGTGCATGTCGTTGAAATCGTGCCCCACCTCCGGCGGCATGAAGTAAGGCCAGCCCGTTTCCTGCGCCGCCCGCTCGCCCGTCTGGCTTGCGTCGTTGTCCGCCACCACAAACCCCCGGGGGAGGCGGCGAGAAAGCTTCACCAGATTACCGGCGCTAAAGCACACATGCAGGGTGTACCGCCGCTTCACCGACGCCAACGCCGCACGTATCGAGAGCGCCGTAGCGTAGCCCTCGCAAAGAATGTGCGCCCCCTTATTGTCGATGGTGTAATCCGCGTCCGACGTGCGCTGCCCAAGCAAAAACTTTTTTTGTCCGGCCTCGTCGATTAACTGGCAGCCCACAATCCTGCCGCCGACGCGCATCGGGATGACCAGTATCCGCATGCCGTCGTTGGCCCACACATTCCCCTGCTCCTCCGCGAATCCCTTCGCTTCGAGATACGGGTGCTTGGCAATTTGCGTCTGGTGCATGATCCACCCAGCCTTGCGTGCTGCCGTGTCCTGTTGCTGACGACGCCGCCGGTCCGCCTCGTCCGCCAGCTTGCGCGCCCGGGCCATATCGACCGACGCATTGCCCTTCCACACTTGTACGTCTTGATCGGTCGCCCAGTTCTGGACGAACGCATGGTCGCCCATAAACTTGATCGCGCCGTTTCTTTTCTTCGGGTGATCGACTGTCGGGTACCGGCGCCACACCCCGATTGGCGGGGCACTTGTAATGATGATGCCCAACGCCTTCGCAAAACTAATGAAGTCGCTCACGCCTTACCCTTTCCTTTTAAGAATCGAATCAGCTTTGCCCGCACAAACTTTTCAAACTCGTAGTCAGGGGCGATAGGCACGTCATCTATCAGGCCGCGAGGCCATACCCCAAACTTGTCCCGGTAGGTATGAGCCGCCCGACCCGGGGACCAGCCCGCGTATCGCACCTTGTACTGGCACATGCTCCACCACGCTTGCTTGTTCGCTGAGGTTCCCTTGGCGGATAGCTCTTCCATCTCACCGGCCACACTCGTCACTTGATTTTTTCGCTGCCGAACATGGCCGCAATGAATGCACGTATCGCTGTTGCTCGGCCACAAAGCACCGCACGCCGGGCACTTGGCCGCCTCTTTCTCCTTGTCCGTCTTCTCCTTCTTGGCCTTCTCCTTCGAGTCGTCTAACTCGTCCACCCCTTCCTCGTATATCTTTTCCCAGTCTTCCCGGAAGCGCAGGTAGTTGCCGCTGTGGTCCAGCCAGACCGCAAACTCTTTTCCCGGGTAGCCGCGCATCACCCTACCCATCTGCTGGATGTGACTGCTCAGCGATTTCGAGAACGGCCTTGCGCTCACGCCGATCATCACGTCGGGTACGTCAAAGCCTTTTGTCAGGATGTCCGTGGCAATCAGCCCGTGAATCTCCGTGTCCGGCTTTTCAAAATCGTCAATCACGTCCCGCTTAAACGTGTCGTCGTCCCGGTAGCTGATCGCAACAAAGTTGTACCCAGCTTCCGCAAACTTGGCGCTGAGGTCTTCCGCATGGGCCACGCCCGCAGCAAACACAATGGTCTTGGCAGGCTTGCCGTATATCTCGTGCGTCTTCTTCACCCACTCAGCAACAACGTCCCCGGTGATCTTCATGCCCCGGGTCTGCGCCTCGTCCTGACTCCACTCCCCGGCCACCTTCTTTGCGCCGGTCATGTCGATTTCCTTTGCGACGAACACCCGAAGGGGGCACAGAACTTTCTGCTCCACCAGTTGCTTCGTGGTCACGACGCTGACCACGTTGTCGTACACCTTGCCCAGCCCCTTCGTGAACGGGGTGGCGGTCAGACCAATGACCATCACGTCGGGATTGTTCTGGATGAACTCGATGGTTTGCTTGCGCATCGCGTGGCACTCGTCCACGATTAGCAGCTTCAGTCCGGGAAATGATCCGCGCTTCTCGATAGTCTGTGCCGAACAAACTTGGATGTTTTCGTGCGGCCGATACCGCCAATGCCCCGACTGCATGACGCCGTGATCAATCGAATATCTCTCAAGACGCTGGCTGGTCTGATTGCACAGGATGATCCTGTCCAGCAGCATCGCCGCCCGGTTGTTCTTCTTCTTGGTGGCATCGAGAAGGGCAATCGCCATCTCTGTCTTGCCCGCCCCCGTTGGGGCGTACAGAATCTGCGCCCGCTTGCCTGCCGCAAAGCCTTGGCGCAACGCATCAAGCGATCCGTGTTGGTACTCTCGTAAGTTAAGCATGGGAATCTCCTGCCGGGACACAAGCCGCCCGGCGTCGGCTGCGTTCACTTCAGTTGCTTACGCATCATCGCAATCTGCTTTCGCATCTGCGCGTTTTCGTTCTGGAAAGTATCTCGGCTTTTCTTCACCGCTTCAAGTTCAATCTCTAGTATCCGAACCTGTTCGCGCAGTTCAGCGATGGTCTGCTCGGCCATCTTGCGCTCTTCGTCTGTAGCATCAAACGCGGCCAGCGCCACCCGATCCTTGAGCTTCGTGTTCTCTTCGCTCAGGCTTGTGATCAGCTCCTTCTGGCGCTCATCTTCAATCTTCTTCTCTTCCGATTCTTCTGTCTCTTCTGGCGCCTCTTCTACTTCAGGCTTCTCTTTTGGCTTGCGGTCTGTGGTCTTTTTGCGCGTCGCCTTCTTGCCGGTCTTGGTGGTGTACTTCACCTTCTCCGGGTTGGCCTGTGCATCGCGCATGCTCTTAACAAACGGGGCCGACACGCCGCAATGCTTGGCGATCTCAGAGTTGTTCCACTGGCTCCACTCGGGGTCGTCCAGCATGGTTTGCACCGACTTGCGCTTGTCCGCTGGGGTGCGGCGCAGCCCGTGCTTTGCGTTAGCAGCCAAAGAAAACAGGATGGCATCACGCAGCGTGCCCGGGATAACGTTGGCAACGATGCTTGTCTTCTCTGCCCTGCGATGCGCGTGGTAGCGGTGAAAGCCTTCGCTCAGGTAGTAGTTCACCCCGTCAAAGTGGACGGTGATCGGCGGGAACTGATCGCCAGCCGCAACGTCATGCGCGTACTCGGTAACGGTGTCCTCAGAAATCGCAACGCGAGACTGCACGCGAGGATCAAGCACCAGCAGGTGCAGGTTCAAAATCTTCTGGTTCATTTGCTTAGCTCCTTCAGTTTCCAGCCGAGCAAGAACCATCGCCAGTAGCCCTGCACATTATTTGTTGCGTATCTGCTTCCATCCCAGAGGGGAACCCGCTTCCCTTTGGAGACAAGCAGCCCTTCAAAGGCTCTCCTTGCTTCGTCCATCTTTATCCTTTCTGTGAACAAACAATACGTCCGGCGACTTCGAGATGATCTTGTTCCTCACACTCTCTATGTGCCGCTCGTACACGCTGCGAGCAACCGACTGTCTCTGCAAGTCGTGGTACTCGTACACATCCCTGAATGCCGTCAATCCTTGGGCCGTGGTACCCATCTTTCCCGTGCGCTTGTGCCGATCCGCCGCCTCAAGCAGCGCAGCCTGAGTACGATTCACCGCATCCAGCGCCTCCGGCCCTATCCCGGCCTTTGCCATGCTCTCCGTCAGGTTGCACACTTCACTCATGCGCTTCCAGTCCTCGACTGTTGCCCGCCCCATCCGAAAAGCCTCGATGGCCGTCAGCTCCCCCTGCCTCAGCAGGTCCAGCGTCACCTGATCCGTCACCGCCGCGCCCTCTAAAGCAAACGCAAGCGGGTTGATCAGCCGGTAGACTTTCCTGTACTTCTTCTTGCGCATGCCCAGCAATGTACACCAAAGCAACAGGCAACGCAACAGGCAGGTTGTAGGTGTTGCAATCTGGTAGATTGTGGTGTAGAGTGGTCTTCGCGCCAGTAGAGCGCAGCAGAAAGGAACCCCATGTGGCATGAAATCAAGCGGACGTTCAGCATCTTCCGCACCCCTACCGCCCTCGAAATCGCAGCTCGTGAGCTGGCTCAGGCCGAGCGGCAGTTGCTTGAATCTGAGTCTGGGCGAGAGTTCGCTACGGCGATGGTTGAGTACAACAAGGAGCGCATCTACCGGCTGCGCAAGTACATCAAGGAGTCTGGCGATGAGGGGTAAATTATTCTTTTGCGCTGCGCTGCTTGCCGGTAGTGCCCACGCCGAGTTCTGGGACGGCAACAGGCTGCTGGATCGGATGAACGGCGGCATTGCCGAGCAGATGCAGGCGCTCGGCTACGTCATGGGCATCAGTGACATGGGGCAAGGCACTTTGCACTGCCCACCCCCCAACGCCACCGCAGGGCAGATGGAAGACATCGTGAAGCGGTACCTCAACAACAACCCGGCGGTGCGCCACCTGTCCGCTGACACCATCGTCAACCGGGCGCTTGCTCTGGTGTTCCCCTGTTCAACCGGAGGGAAGAAGTTATGACTTGGTGGGACTGGCTTGTACTGGCGTGGTACCTAGCCGTATGGGTTGGCCTGTGGTACTTGATCTGGCAGATTGGAAGGAGTAAGCGATGACACTACGAGAAGCAGCACAGCAGGCGTTGGAGGCGATAGAAAGTGACACAGTAAAGTTTTCTGCTTGGACAGAAAAGATGCTTGCAGCACAAACCGCCCTCCGCGCAGCACTTGAGTCTGACGATACGGAGATGCTGTTGCGGCAGCATCGCTTTGAAATCGGACGATTACGCGCCGCGCTGGCAAAGATGGAGGCAAGCAAATGACCACCCAACTTATCCGCGATGTAATGCGAGAAATGGCCGATGCCGGAGTGGATGTAACCGGGATGCATTGGTTTGATTCAACGGGGATGTTTCAGGCTCAGACTGAGCAATCTCAAGACCCGCTGCATTTCATGCGCCCACCATTTCAAAAGTGCTGTGTGGTGTGGCGCGGTTCTTCGCCGTCTTACGACCAGTTCGTCATGCACATGATCGTGGCCGGGGATGATCCCGAAGAAGGGATTGTGGTTTCTGCCACCCGCTGCCCACCGGGAGGGATGCCGGTTGCCAGTCCCTTGCTCGTTTACGCGCTAGACGAAGGGCAGATCAAGTACGGCCCTGCGGAGGAAGGAGACACTATTGATAAAAAAGAAGCCGAGATGATCCTTGGATTTGTCTCTGCTTGGTATGGCTCAATGGCTCAACGCAGCACCGCTTTTGTCCCAAGTGTGGCTCAGACCTTCACCAATAAGCGAAAGATCGCGGCAGGCAAAGTACCGGCTTATGACTGGCATACGGTGATGATTGAAGCAGTCGAGCCAAAAGGTGAATCAAAAGGCGGCACACACGCCAGTCCCCGTTTACATGACCGCAGAGGGCATATCCGCAGGCTTCGCAGCGGAAAAAATGTATGGGTCAAGCCTTGTAAGGTTGGTGATGTTTCAAAGGGGGTTGTGTGGAAAGACTATGTGTTGCATTGAGGAGAAAACATGGCAAAGATTAAACCAGTCGAAATCACAAACCATTACAAAGAACAAGCCGCCATCATTCTTCATGAGGCGTTGGACGAAAACCCAGATACTGTGGTCGTGCTTTGCTTTTGGAAAGATCGGGGACAGTTCAAGATCAAGACTTCTGCCGTTCCTGATCGGCTTCAACTTATTGGGGCATTGGAAGAGGCAAAGGCAAAAATCATCACCGATGGGTACGCACCATGACAAAAGATGACATCATCCGACTGGCGCAGGAAGCCGAGTTAAACGCGCATGGCCTTGTCATTGACCGACTGGCCCGCTTCGCCACCCTTGTTGCCGCTGCCGAGCGTGAGGAATGCGCGAAGGTGGCAGAGACAGCCGAGCCGTATCAGTGCGCCGATCTGATAAGGAGCAGGACATGACACCGTTAACCGAGTCAACCCTAGAAGCGGCGCTTGAGGAAGTATTGCGTACCGCTGAAGACAGCGAAATGCGCATCGCGCTCAAGCCGACTAAGTTAATTGTTCCGCCGTCCATGATGCGCATGCTTATGTGGTGCCCTGCACTTCATAAACTTCGTGGGGTGCGCGGCAGAAAAATGGCGTTTAAGCAAAGGCCCAAAACAAAATTGCAACGATTGTTCAGGAGCAGAAATGCCTGACATAAAACTTTACGACTATCAGCGCGGCCCTGTACCAGAGGGCACACATACCGCTTGCTACTTCACTCCTCCCAAGAAGAAGGCGTCTATTCTTCATTCAACCGCGCCTTGGGTTGATGCGCCGATGATGGGGGCTTACTACGACAAAGACGGCAATCTGCTCGGCGTGCGGTTCGTTCGTCGAGACGGAACCTATGAGGATGTGAAATGACAGACGATTGGCCCGACGCCATCGCCGCCGCTATCAGGAGCAGGACATGAGATTTGGTTCGGTTTGCTCTGGCATCGAGGCTGCATCCGTTGCGTGGAATCCCATTGGATGGGAGGCCGCTTGGTTGGCTGAGATTGAGCCATTTCCATCTGCGGTTTTGCAGCATCACTATCCAAGCGTTCCCAATCATGGTGATATGACTACCTTGCCTGATCGCATTAGAAGCGGCGAGGTGGAAGCGCCTGATCTTTTCTGCGGCGGCACACCTTGCCAAGCATTTAGCGTTGCTGGTAAACGCCAATCGCTTGCGGATGCTCGGGGAAACCTTTCTTTGACCTTTTGCGATATAGCGGATGCCATAGATGAATCTCGATCTGTTCGCGGATTGCCCGCCACCATTGTCTTCTGGGAAAACGTACCCGGAGTCCTCTCAACCAGCGACAATGCCTTTGGATGCTTCCTTGCACAACTATGCGGGGGTGATGAACCCCTATATGCGCCCGACGGCTGGCCGGATGCGGGTTGTGTTTCTGGCCCACGCAGAACAGCAGCGTGGCGCATCTTGGATGCCCAATACTTTGGCTTGGCCCAACGACGCCGCCGTGTGTTCGTTGTCGCAAGTGCTAGAGAAGGGTTTGATCCCGCAGCGGTTCTTTTTGAGTTCGGCGGCTTGCGCCGGGATACTGCGCCGAGCAGAGAGGCGGGGAAAGTCGCTCCCACCATCCCTGCACGCAGCACTGGCGGCGGTGGCCTCGGAACAGACTTCGACTGCGATGGAGGAGTAGTTCAGCATTGCGGCCTTTGCAAAGACTTCTTTGCCAGATACCGGTGCAATGCTCCCGACGAATGCGACTGCCCAAGGTGCCAAGGAATGTGTGGGTGTTATGCAAGCACCTCATCAACCTATTGCATTAAAGGTGCAGCCATTGGTCGCAAACCAGAGGCGGGCCCGCAGCACGGCGAAGTGCTGGAGGAAGCTTGTTACACGCTGAATTGCGTTGACCAGCATGCTGTAGCTGTCACCCACTCCCTGCGCGGCGAAGGCTTTGACGCCATCGAAGACGGCACGGGGCGCGGCACGCCGCTGGTGCCGGTGTCTTGGCGCGAGAACCAGCGCGGCGAGGTCGAGCTGGTAGGTGGTGACGGGCTGACCGTGCAAGCGCTGAGTACCGGCGGTGGAAAACCGGGCCAAGGCTACCCAGCCATCGCCTTCCACCCCACGCAAGACCCGATCGCCATTCATCCTCATTGCATCGGGCGTGCGCCTAATGCGGGGCCGCAAGGCAAGGAATATCTGACCGATGGTTCTGCTTACTGCATGGACAGTCGGGGCCAGCCGCAGGCGGTTGCTATCGCTTGGGATGAGGAGTTAAACGCCAGCATAGAACAGGCCGGGACATTGCTGCGGGGTGGCGCTGGTGGGCGGCATGATGGTGTCCTCGCCCCAACTCTAACGGCCGGCAACGACCCGAGTCGCAGCCCCCAGAGCAGCGAGATCACGGCCCAAGTCGCGGCTGTGTTTGAGGCTACGGCAGCGGTGGCGCTGCAAGATGTTCGAGCTATAAATAAAGCGCAAAACGGCCGAGGCTGGAATGCAGACGGCACTGCGTACACCGTGGACACTCACGCCACTCAGGGTGTAGCCACAGCCATGCAAGTGCGCCGCCTCACCCCGGTCGAGTGCGAGCGCCTCCAAGGCTTCCCAGACGGCTACACGGCCATCCCGTGGCGTGGCAAATCCGCCAGCGAGTGTCCCGATGGCCCCCGCTACAAGGCGCTGGGCAACAGC